GGCTCCTTCAATAATCGAATCCCAGATTGCGGGAAGCGGCATCTCTCTAGTTTCAGTGCGACCGGTTATCTTCGATTGACCAGTCAGAAGACCCACATTAAAAAAGGGTACCTTCCTGAAATTATAGATCGGTTTGGAATCTTTCCCGAGTGTTTCACTGAAGGTGAACAACTCTGAATTTACAACTAGCACGTCTTTGTGAACATAGTTCTTACCCAAGGATAGCTGAAAGCCACATTGTTTTATCTTTTCTAACCAAATCTCATAGAGCTGATCATCTGCTCTGAAAAGAATGTCATCCCCGTTTACCAAAACCGGTAACTCGAGAGGATTGATCTGGAGACCAGACCTTTCCTCAAGAGCCATCCAGTAGGCTATTAGGTTAAGAAGACATAGAATTGGAAATGATAAAACAGAACCCATCAATTGCCCGTTTGTTTGATCGACTTGGTCGACAGGCAACAATCGCTGACCCTCAAGGGATGTACAGAAGGTACACCCTTTAACACAACCTCCTTGCTCACGACCACCCTTACAATACTTGTAACTTACACAAAATCTAGGAGGATAGTGAATCGTCTGTTCGTAAAGAACGGAACGAAGCACATCTTCAAGATTGTCATCATATCCACATGCTGAAAAGAAGGTCTCCAAGAGAACCTTGGTCGCACTGATGGACATATTGTCTGTCGCTGCACTATAGTCTCCGGAAACCCATTTCGGATCCCTGAACAAGGGGATCCCAAAGGCCTGGAAAGATTGAGTATTCAGCGAGTTCTCTCGAAGGAGAATTCCATGTAAGTCGGAAGCATCCATCGGTCTGCCAGTCAAAGCAAACTGAGGGAAACGTTGTAGGTAGCCCCATAAAGATTTCTGGAAAAACCTGGAAATCCATTGTGGTTGTGTTGAACCTTTTGTGATCAGTCGAACCTTAAGTGGTTCCAGAACAGCGGAAACAGTAGCGTGACCTTTCGAGGAGCTATTGAAGGCAATAGGCAAAGCCTTGGCAAAGGGTATGTTCTCTCCCTCACCGAAAACTTCACTGATAGAATCAGCCTCAGACTCCAAGTCGTCAAGGAAAGTGCGAACCGATTCGGAGCACTCCCCTTCTAGGTCTAGTAGAGTTTCTTTAAAGGAGTAGACTAATCTCCCTTTTACATTCTCTACATGACCAGGTCGGGTTTCCACCATCTTGATGAGACCCTCTTCGAGGCCTTTTCTCACATATTCTCGACCTCCTCCCTCGGAACGCTTAGTCTCAAAGCTTGCAGAAGCAGAGGCCTCATAGAGACGTGGTTTTGGAACGTCGAAAGGGACTCCCTTAATTTTCTTCCCCATACAACCTCTAGTAGGTTTGTATGAGGTCCAATTCGGATCGCAATTTGGAATCAAACGAGTGGAATAATC